TCGTTCGGCTGGTCTGACCCGCTGGGCATGTACGGCTCTCAGGGCGCGTAACAGGGATGTTAATGGCTTACAGCCATTAATTTGACGGGGGCCTTGTGCCCCCGTTTCTTTTGGTGTATATTGACTAAAACCGGGGTTCCCGGTGTGTCAGATCGACCCGGCGAATGCGTACACAACTGACACGCTGATCTTTGTACGAAGGACAATTTAAAATGGCTGTTTCTACCACCCAAAGTATTTGGCGTTCCGGTGGCGGCGACCAGACCCGTACTGCGTATTGCGGTTCCGGTGTCATGGCTGCTCAATTCTATTTTGACCCGACTGCGGTTAACACCACCACTGCCAAAGTTTCTTCCGCTACTGGCGCCCCTCCTGTAATCCTGCCCGCTGGAGCAGTCATTACGGCGATTCAGTTCAACGCTCTTGCCACGGGCGGCACCACTCCTACTATGGACATGGGCTTTACCCTGTACAGCACGGGTACGGCAAGCCCGACGGCCTTGATTGACAACTACGCTGCTGATGCTGGCAAAAAGCAAGTTGTCTGGGGTGATAGTGGCGCGGGCACGTCGCTGGGCACTGCAATGTCCACCTCCCAGATGGTCTACATTACCGGCGGCGCAAATACGGGCGATGCTGCTACTGGCGGTACCGTCGCTGGCACTATTCTGTACTACGTCACTGATCCGTACCTCGGCCAGCAGAACGTCTGATAGGAGGTCGTCATGGCTATCCAATTCGACGTAAAGAGCTTAGAACGAACCACCAGCGGCACTGTGTTCGCTGGCCCTGCGCGGGTCAAGGGGGTCACGATCTCCCACGCCTCTGGTGGCACCGTCGTCATCAAGGACGGAGGGGCAAGCGGCACAACTGTTTGGTCCTTCACGGCCCCGGCAGCGGCAGGCTCTACCAACATTCCCATGCCCGGTGACGGGATCAGGTGCAACACAGACATCTATGTCGTTCTCACGAGCGCAACAGCAACGGTGGTGTATGGCTGAGCAAAAACGAGTTGATCTAACTGGGCGCAAGCTGTTCGTGGGTATCCCGGCATATGACGGGAAGCTCAATATCAAAACGGCGTTTTCGTTGGCTCAACTCATGCCTATGGCGATGCAGTTGGGGGTCGGGGTGTATCTCTCTGACCTATCCAATTGCTCGATCATCACTATGGCGCGAAATGCTCTGGTGGCGGAGTTCCTCAAGACCGATGCCACCGAGCTTCTCTTCATTGATGCGGACGTGGTCGTCAAACCTGACGACATTCTGCGGTTGATGGCGCAAAGTGGCGGCAAAGACATCACTGCCGGGGCGTACCCACGTCGGCTGAAAGAGAAGAAATTTTTCACTGACGTGTACTGGACCGAAGATGGCGGGGTTGAGATGGACGGCTCCCTGCTTCGCGTCGAGCGTGTGGGTACAGGATTCATGATGATTCAGCGGCATGTCATCGAGAAGATGATTGCTGCACACCCCGAGTGGGAGTACGAAGACAAGAAAGGGCCAGCGTATGCCCTTTTTGACTTTGAGTTGAAGGACAAGTACTACATGGGCGAGGACTATCTGTTCTGTGACCGCGCCCGCGAGATGGGGTTCAAGATTTATCTTGACGCCGAAATCAGTCTGCCGCATATCGGCTCAATGGAATTCACCAGCGACTTTGCCGAAGAGGCGCTCAAGCCGCTGCTCGAAAGCATCCACAAGGCCAAACTGAAAGTCGTAAATGGCTAAGACACCAGCATGGCAACGCAAGGAAGGCAAGTCCGAGAAGGGCGGTTTGAACGCCAAGGGGCGAGCCTCTTACAACAAGGCCAATCCGGGCAAGCCCGGACTCAAGCCCCCGCAGCCAGAGGGCGGCTCACGCCGAGACTCTTTTTGTGCCAGGATGTCTGGAATGAAAGCCAAGCTGACCGGCGAGAAGGCCAAGAAAGACCCGAACAGTCGCATCAACAAGAGCCTGCGGGCGTGGAACTGCTAAGGTGACTGATCGTGGACATGCTGGTATGGAACATCATTTTGTCGTTTGTGTCTGGCGTTGGTTTGTGGCTGCTCAAGTCACATGCTGATGAAGTCAAACGGCTTGGTATTTTGTTGAGTAAGACACGAGAAGAAAGCGCTGATAAGTTTGTGACCAAGCAAGACATGCATAACGATGTGAATCGGGTGTTAGCTCGGCTTGATCGGATGGAAGAGAAGCTTGACTCGTTTATGAAAGAGCAACGCAGTGCCCTCAACTAGCAAGCGTCAACACAATTTCATGGCAGCGGTGGCCAACAACCCAGCGTTTGCCAAGAAAGCAGGGGTGCCTACTTCGGTCGGCAAAGAATTCGTAAAAGCGGACAAGGGCCGCAAATTTTCAGAAGGTGGTGACATGAAAGAATCGAAACAGATGATGAAGAAGGAAGTCGGCTTTATGAAGAAGGCTGGCGCTCCCAAGTCCATGATCAAGCATGAAATGAAAGAAGCTGGCATGAAGAAGATGGCTGGCGGCGGTCTGACTGCTGGTCACAAATCCGCTGACGGGATTACCTCCAAAGGCAAGACCAAAGGCAAACATATCGCCATGAAGCGTGGCGGCAAGTGCTAATAGGAGCCAATCATGATGGACGACATGCTTGAGAAAAAGAAGCAGCCCAGGGGTATCCGGGGCGGCATCTATACCGAAGATTCGGGTCTGCCTCCTCCGCAAGATGTTGATGGTGGCTCTGCGCCTCCCCCCAAGAAGCCAAAGAAGATGGCCAAAGGTGGGACCGCTTCTTCCCGTGCTGACGGTTGCGCTGTTCGCGGTAAGACCCGAGGAAAGATGGTGTAACCATGATGACCAGCCGTGGCATGGGCGCTATTCGCCCATCTAAAATGCCCAAGGGCGTGACCAAGCCACGTCGGGATGACACGGACTTCACTCAATACGCCGAGGGCGGCAAAGTCAAGTCCAAGGTCAACGAGGCTGGCAACTACACCAAGCCGGGCATGCGCAAGTCGCTGTTCGAGTCGATCAAGTCTCGGGCAGTGCAGGGTACGGGTGCAGGCCAATGGTCGGCCCGCAAGGCCCAGCTTCTGGCCAAGCAGTACAAGGCGAAAGGCGGTGGTTATCGTGGCTGATAGAGAATACATCAGCGTTCTTGAGCGCGACATGAGTAACCCCGCGTACCGCAAACAGCTTGAAAGGCAACAGGGGTTGCAAGGGGTATACCCAGAAGCGTTGTTGGCTGGTGTTGGCCGCACTGCACTATCTGGTGTACGAAGCATAAAAAAACCCGACCCCCAAGTGCGGCCGGTAAAAATTGGCGAAAAAATTGATGAAGACTTGGTGTGGAAAAGTCTTTCGCCAAAAGAACGTTTAGATGCCTTACGAAAACAAGAAAAATTAGATGAATTTCATAGCATGATGAGAGCACAGGGTAATGCTGTAAAAGAAAGCGGTAAACGTATGCTTAGAGAAGCTGCGGCACAACCAATGTTTCCTTCAAAAGAAAATAATTCGTACAAAAAAGGCGGGGTCGTGTCTGCGTCCAAACGCGCAGATGGCTGCTGCCAACGTGGTAAAACACGAGGCAAAATGGTATGAAAGACCCGCAGCAGTCGCTCAAGGATTGGAGTGCGCAGAAGTGGCGCACCAAGTCTGGCAAACCGTCTTCTAAGACGGGGGAGCGATATCTGCCTGAAAAAGCCATCAAGGCATTGACTCCTGCTGAGTATGCCGCCACAACCCGTGCCAAGCGGGCTGGCAAAAAGGTTGGAAAACAATTTGTTAAGCAACCACCCAAGGTGGCGGCGAAAACGGCAAGGTATAGGTAATGGCCACCACATCGGGTACCTCAGCGTTTAACCTTGATCTCAATGAGATCATGGAAGAAGCCTACGAGCGGGCTGGCTTAGAGATTCGTACTGGCTACGAGTTTCGCACTGCACGCCGTAGCCTGAACATGCTTACGATTGAGTGGGCCAATCGGGGCATCAACCTGTGGACGGTTGAGCAGGGCCAGATCGTCATGAACACTGGGCAGGCCACGTACGCCATCCCGACCGATACGATTGACCTGCTTGACCAAGTGATCCGTACTCAGGCTAACGGGCTGAATCAGACTGACATCAACATCAGCCGCATCTCTGAGCCGACGTATTCGACGATTCCCAACAAACTAGCTCAAGGGCGTCCAATTCAGGTCTGGATCAACCGCCAGACTGGCGCGTCGTACTCAACGAATGTCACGCTGGTTGGAAGTATCAATGCGTCTGCCACGACCATAAACGTGAGCAACGCCGCAAACCTGCCTGCGGCGGGGTTCATCAACATCGGTAGCGAAACCATCGTCTATCAGAACGTCGATGGCAACCAGCTTCTGAATTGCTTCCGTGGGCAGAACTACACGACCGCCGCTTCTCATTCCAGCGGCGCAGCGATCAGTGTAACGAACCTGCCGTCTATCAATGTCTGGCCTACCCCCAACGCTCCCGGTGACCAATACATCTTTGTCTATTGGCGGCTGCGCCGTATGCAGGATGCGGGCAGCGGCATAACGATTCAGGACATCCCCTTCCGCTTGATTCCCTGTCTGGTTGCAGGTTTGGCGTTCTATGTCGCATCCAAGCGGCCAGAAATACCGCCTGATCGTGTGGGTATGCTCAAGCAAGAGTACGAGCAGCAGTGGTTGCTTGCTTCACAGGAAGACCGGGAGAAGGCTCCTGAGCGGTTTGTGCCTAGGCAGATGTTCTACTGAGGTGACTTGTGCCGAATCGGTTTGCTTCTGGTAAGTATGCAATCGCGGAGTGTGATCGCTGCGCGGGGCGATACATGCTCAAGGAGCTTAAGAAGCAAGTCCTTAAGACGAAGCTGTACAACATCAAGGTTTGTCCGTCCTGCTGGGACCCGGATCAGCCGCAGTTGCAGCTTGGCATGTACCCGGTTGACGACCCGCAGGCTGTGCGTGAGCCGCGTCCAGATGTCAGCTATCAGGTCTCTGGGACAAGTGGATTGCAACTCGACCTCACAGGCAATACCACGCCAGACGGTTACGGTTACTCAGAAGGCGGTAGCCGTATCATCCAGTGGGGTTGGGCACCTGTGGGGGGTTCAAAGTTTTTCGATGCCGCTTTGACGCCAAACAACTTGGTTTTGACCGTCAATTTAGGCACAATATCGGTAGCAACGACGTAAGGAGTCAATTATGGACAAGATGAAACAGGTCGCTAAGGCAGAAGTGAAGGCGCATGAAAAGCGCATGCACAAGGCCAAAGCCATGCGTAAAGGCGGCGTGACCGGCGAAGCGATGCGCAAGTTCGGTCGTAATCTTGCTCGTGCCAAGAACCAAAGCGGGGGCTGATCATGGCCAAATTTAGTGACAAAAGAATGGGCAAGGAAGTTGGCCAAGCCAGCGTCTATGCTCAGCCGCATACGATGTCCGGTTCGGCAGTTGACGTGACCAACGCCATTCCAGTTGTGTCCGGTGCCAAACTCATGAACGACATGAACGTGGGCGTAGGCGCAATCAGCAAAGGCAACTACAAGCCGATCAAGACTGACGGTATTGTGATGCGTGGCGCTGGCGCAGCTACCAAGGGCATCAAGTCTCGGGGTCCGATGGCATGAACTACGCTGCGCTGTCTGCTGCAATTCAGGACTACACCCAGAACTACGAAACGGAGTTCGTGGCGAATATCCCTGTCTTCGTTCAACAGACAGAGCAGCGTATCTACAACACGGTCCAGTTTCCGTCGCTGCGCAAGAACGTCACCGGCTCTGTATCTGCTAGCAACAAGTACTTGTCGTGCCCCAATGATTTCCTGTCAGTCTATTCGATGGCCATCATCACGGACGTGACAGGTGGCAACCTTAACACCGGAACGTACGAGTACCTGCTCAACAAGGATGTGAACTTCATCCGGCAAGCGTACCCGTCGCCAAACGACACCGGGACGCCCAAGTACTACGCGCTGTTTGGCCCGACAGTTTCTGGCGCAACCATCTCTGACGAGTTAAGTTTCATCCTTGGGCCGACACCTGATGCGGCCTATGATGTCGAGTTGCATTACTACTATTACCCTGAGTCGATCACGGTTGCCGCTGATGGCCAGACTTGGCTGGGCGATAACTTTGACACGGTGTTGTTGTACGGCTCTCTGGTTGAGGCTTACACGTTCATGAAGGGCGAGGCCGACTTGATGGCCTTGTACGACGGTAAGTACAAAGAGGCCCTTGCTCTGGCTAAACGTCTGGGCGATGGACTGGAGCGGCAGGATGCCTACAGGAGTGGGCAGTACAGACAGGCGGTGACCTGATGGCGTTCACCGGAAATTTCTCTTGCAACACGCTGCGGTCGGGGCTTGCCAACGGCACGATCAACTTTGCCTCAGATACGTTCTATCTGGCGCTGTACACCAACTCAGCCACGCTGGATCAGACCACCACGGCGTATACCACTACCGGAGAAGCCTCTGGCGGCAACTATGTCGCAGGGGGTTTGGTTGTGACCGCCACCATCGCAAGCCAGGACACAGCCAGCGGCAGCATCACGTACGTCAACTTCTCATCCCCAGGGTGGACGGGGGCGATTACAGCGCGTGGCGCATTGATCTACACGCCGGGTGACAACGGCGCTGTGTGCGTGTTGGACTTTGGGTCTGACAAAACCTCAACCACCACTTTCACCGTGCAGATGCCCGCCAACACGAGCACCTCTGCCCTAATCAGACTTGTTTAAGGAGTCATCATGCAAAAAGAATTTTCCAACTTCGGTGACCACGCTGAAGTGGCCATGCAGTCAAATGTGGCTGGGTCCGAAACCGTTGGTATTGAAGGCCACTACCATGTGGTTTGCCGCGATGCCGATGGCAACATCAAGTGGGAAGATCAGTTCCCCAATCTGGTCAATGCAATTGGCAAAGAACTTATGCTCGACACCCTGCTGTCTGGCTCTTCTTACACCACGGTTGGCCCGTTCCTGGGTTTGATTTCTGGTGCAAGCCCGACGTTTTCTGCTTCAGATACGATGGCATCGCACGGAGGTTGGACTGAGTTCACCAACTACACCGTTGGCGGTTCGGCTGTGCGAGGTACTGCATCGTTTAGTGCTGCCACCTCGACTGGCTCTACGCCCACCAACGTGACGACCAAGACCGCATCGGCAATTACCTACACCATCACGGGTGGCGGCGGCACGGTCGGTGGCTGCTTCTTGGTGACCGGCTCTGGCGCGTCTTCGACTCAAGGCAATACTTCCGGTACGCTGTACAGCGCAGGCGCATTTGGAACGGCCAAAGTCACGACGGCAGGCGACACGGTTTCGGTTACCTACTCGACCACCGCGACGAGTTAATAGGGGGTTTAGATGCCTCTGGTCCTTGCAAACCGTGTCCAAGAGTCGGCCACGGCGAATACGACTGTAAGCTTCACGCTTACGGGGGCGATTGCTGGCTTTCAGACGTTCGCCGTCATTGGCAATACCAACACAACCTATTACTCCGCCACTGACGGTTCGGGTAATTGGGAGGTGGGCCTTGGCACGTATTCGACCACAGGACCCACGCTGACGCGCACGACGATCTATGCGTCCAGTAACACCGGAAGCGCCGTCACCTTCTCTGGGGTAGTTAGCGTCTTTGTGACCTACCCGTCTGGGCGGTCGGTCAATCTCGATGGAAGCGGCAACGTCTCGGCCCTGGGGACTGTAGCCTCTGGCACATGGCAGGGATCAACTATTGCTGTGGCGTACGGCGGCACGGGGGTCACATCCTCCTCCGGGGCCAACTCAGTGGTGCTTCGGGATGCCAACTCCAACATCACGGTCAACCGGGTCAATCAGGCCAACACCAACACAACCGCAGCAGGTGGAACTACAACCCTGACGGCGGCTTCAAGCTACATCCAAACCCTTGTTGGGACGGGTGGGCAGACGTATGCACTGCCTGACGCCACTACTCTGACAACGGGTGTGGCGTTTGTGTTCAACAACCTCGCCACGAGCACCCTGACCATCACGGACTACGCCACTGCCACGATTAGCACCATCCCTTCGGGCGGTGCAGGCGCGGTGTTTTTGACGAACAACGGCACGACGGGTGGCACTTGGGACCTTCATGCCTATCTGCCGGAGGGCGTGACGTTTGGCACGAACGCCTTCAATCTTGGCTCGGCGGTCATCTCCGGTGGCACTTGGCAAGGTGGCACCATTCAGCCAGCCTACGGCGGCACGGGGCTGACCACTTTCACCGGAGCCAATAACGCGCTGTATTCCACGGGAGCATCGACCCTGACGGCGGGGACTTTGCCTATTGTGGCGGGCGGTACTGGCGCGACAACCGCAGGCGGTGCTTTGACGAGTCTGGGTGCTGTCAATAAAGCTGGCGATACGATGACTGGCAAGTTAAATCTGCCCGCATCGACCGCGACAACGGCTGGACTCAATATTAGCAACGGGTCTGCCCCCTCAACCCCGGTTAGCGGCGATATTTGGGGCACGACAACGGCTTTGCTTTTTAGAGGATCAAGCGCCTCCTATAACGTTGCTTTTACCAACATTAACAACGCTTTTACATCAACACAAACATTTAGTAGCACAATAACAGCTACTAGTAGCATTTCTCTTACGGGTAGTTCTGGTACTACTACCAGCCTCGGTACTAGTGCAACCTCTGGTACATTAACTCTTGGCGGTACATCGCAGACCGGCACGATGACAATCGGCCGCTCTACAGCAACCCAAACAACAGACATTCAGGCGGGCGCAACTACCAGCGGGAACACCAAGACCGTAAATTTTGGCACGGGTGGTTTGAGTGGTTCAACGACCACCATGAACATCGGCTCTGCCGTTTCGGGTTCGACAACCACCGTAGCAGCCAACGGCACTTGGACCTTTTCTACCCCTCTGGTGGCCAGCAACGGTATTGTGCTCAACAGCACCACAGTCTCGGCTAGCTACACTATCGCCACTGGCACAAACGGGCAATCTGTCGGTCCAATCACTGTGAACAGCGGCGTCACAGTTACAGTTGCATCTGGTCAAAGATGGCTGGTTGTGTAATCATATGATTTGAGGAAAACGCCATGCCATCCACCTTTTCATCCAACCTAAAAATAGAACTCATCGGCACGGGTGAGCAGGTTGGCACCTGGGGCACGACGACCAACACCAACTTTGGTACGGCGCTGGAGCAGGCCATTGTTGGCCGGGTAACAGTTACGTTTGCCAGCGATGCCAACAAGACCCTGACGCTGACGGATACAAACGCGGCGCAGGATGCCAGGGCGCTGTTCTTGAACGTCACATCGGGCGTCAGCCTGACGGCTACGCGGGACCTGATTGTCCCGGCCATCAACAAGACGTACATCGTCAAGAACGCCACCACTGGAGGCCAGAGCATCCGGGTCATCGTGGCCGGGGTTGGCGTGACCATCCCAAATGGCAAGACGGCACTAGTCTACAACGACGGCACGGACGTTGGGTATCAGTTGGATCACCTGGGCGCTTTAAACCTGTCGGGAGCATTGACGGGAACCAGTGGTGCTTTTTCCGGTGCGGTGTCCGGCACCACCGGTACGTTCTCTGGGGC